TATAACAAATTCAATGGTATGAATATGACAAACATATTAGAGTTCTATGACATGCTAAAGAATCACGATTGGTTCTATAGCTACAGCGATGACTATCGTGTCTGGCGAAACGGTGAGGACATGAGCAAGAAGCTAACACGCATTGCTAATGAGTCAGACCAACACAGGGATTTGTACCGCATGTATGTAGACTTTGCAGTACGTAGGAACAGAGATGAACCAAAACCAGAGGAGGTAGAGTCATGATTATGGATGAGTACAAGCACATCATCATGGATGAGGATGGTACAATAGTCATAAAATTATAGGTAGAAAGGACTACACTGTGGTAATATTAGGGCGAGAGATAGTGATACACTACGGAAATAGCTTGAGCAGTGCAAATGTTAGCGGTAGATGGGGCATCAAGTGTTACTTATGTGACTGCTTCATTAACCTAGGAAAGAAAGTCTTAATCATTGTCAGTAAAATTGATAGGTCTGACCCGAGTGTTGGAGGAGTTTAGAAAGTTAGACTCTGAAATGCAAGCTCAAACCATGCTAGCCTTTATCTATATAGGTAGGATGGACAGGGGAGGTACACCAACGACAGTAAAGGAAGTCGGTGAGTACCTTGGAGTAACCAGTGCCAGTGCATCACGTAACATAGCAGCGTTAAGTGATTGGCACAGGTACAAGAAGCCCGGTCATGGAGTGGTTGAAGCAACCGAGAATCCTGAACGGAGAAACGAGAAGCTTATCAGGCTAACACCTAAAGGTAAGCGAGTACTTAAAACATTGGAGGGTACCGATGGCGATACGTAGACGAGGAGAAAAATGGCAAGCCGACTTCTTTACTAAAGGAATTCGGTACCGTAAAGCTTTCTCCACTAAGGAAGAAGCTACAGTGTGGGAGGCTATGGCTCGGCAAGCCGTTGCATTAGGCAAGGCTGTACCTGAAGGACAGGTGTCCGACAACTACCGCACTACACTGGTAGCAGCATCCGATAGATGTTATGATCTGCACTGGCGTGATGGTAAGTCAGATGCTAAGCAGGTGATCTACATCAATCAATTGTTAGGTTACTTTGGTAAGCACAAGCCTATCGAGGACATCACAACAGATAAGATTGATGACTACATCTTAGACTTGAAACGTCTTGGTAATAGTAATGGTACCATCAACCGTAAACTATCTGCACTGCAGAAGATACTACGGACAGCACACAAAGCTAACAAGCTTACTGCACTACCACACTTTAACCGACAGCGTGAAGGTAAGAATAGAATACGATGGCTAACCAAGGATGAAGAGCAAGCTATCACTACAACCATGGAGCAGTGGGGATACACTGATCTACTAGATGCTTTCATTGTATCTATCGACACCGGACTACGAGCAGGTGAGCTAGTTAAAATTGAAGCAAGAGACATGACCGATGATGGTCTTTACTTAGGAGAAACGAAGAATGGCTACCCTCGCACTGTGCCTCTTACTAGTCGTAGTCGTAGACTCTTGGAAGCACGTAAAGAAATGCACAAAGGACGTTTGTTCCCGTATGAAAACTACTGGTACCGTTCAGTCTGGGAACGAGTGTTGAATCATCTTGAACTAGAAGATGTCGTGTGGCATACGCTCCGGCATACTACCTGTTCACGATTAGTTCAGGGTGGTGTACCACTAACACACGTGAAGGAATGGATGGGACATAGGACTATCATTACTACACAACGGTACGCTCACCTAGCTCCAAAGCATTTGAACGAAGCAGTAAATGTACTGGAGTAAATTGTGTGACAACAGCAGTGACAATGAGTGACACTGTGACAAGCGGGCGTGATGGAATGGTAGACATACAAGACTTAAAATCTTGAGGCTTAACAGCCGTGTGGGTTCGAGTCCCACCGCCCGCACCATACTTTACATGACACTTAAAAGGTCTAGGTATCTACTTGCACTAGTGTAACTAGACCGCAACCCCCTTAAAAATATGGGAAAAAATTTAGTGCAACGGTAGTCTAGCTAGTTGTTACACTGGCGAAGACAGTTTGTTTAATTGTCACAACTACACTGTGACACTGTGGCAAAGGGAGGACGCATGCCAAATTTAGATGCTCAATTATTGCTTGAGTTTGAGATGGTGCAGCAGGGCATCAACCGCTACAACCATCAGCTTAACTCCATGATGGAGAAGGGCTTAGAATCTAAGACGCAGCATGGACGTGCTCTGATTGCTTCGGTTGTTGATGCTGTAGCTGAGGGAGTAAAGGAACTACAAACAACTACGACTAGTAACCGGGACATAGCCCGGAAGAAACTCAAAGAGATGGATGCAGAGCAGGTAGCTTACTTGTCTTTGCTTACACTGATCGATGGTATCAGCAAACGCTACAGCTTGATGAAGGTATCAAGAGGCATTGGTCTATTCATTGAAGATCAGGACAGACTTCAACGATGGATAAGTGAGGACAAGGAGACAGCACTAGCTATCATCCGGATGGCTAATGACAAGACCTCAACTGGCAGACACCAGAAGCACAACGGACTAGTGCATAAGATGAACAAGGATGGATTCAAACATACTGAATGGACTAACGAGGAAAGGATTCACGTGGGTATCAGGATGGTGGATGTTATCATTAGGACTACAGGTATCGTTGCACTAAGGAAGCAACTGACTGCACGTAACAAGACAACAACTTATGTTGAAGCAACACCCGCAACACTCGAATGGATTAGAGCATTCAACGATACGAACATGGGACGTAAACCTAGATACGTACCTTGCGTCATCGAACCCAAGGACTGGGATGGAGTGTGGGGTGGGGGTTACTACTCACAGATCATAAACAGATTACCACTAGTGAGGACTAACTGATGAGAAAGAGTAGCAGAGAATACCTTGAGTCTTTAAGTCAGCGTGATCTAAGCCAAGAGTACAAGTGTGTTAACGCATTACAACGTACACCTTGGCGTACCAATAAGGACATTGTTAAGATCATCCGTACCGTTTGGGATAGTGGTGAGGAGTGGGCAGGACTACCACCTCGCAGTGATCTACCACTACCACCTTATCCTTTCGATCAGGAACCTGCTGATCTGAATGAGATGGAGAAGGAGGAGTTTAAGAACTGGCGTAAGAGACGCAACAGTATCTACCAGTTCAACGCTAAGTCTATGTCAAAGCGTATCCAAGTGGAGCGCACCATCCAGTTAGCAGAGGACTACGGACAGTACGATGCCTTCTGGTTTGTATGGCAGTTAGACTTTCGTGGTCGTAAGTATCCAGTGGAATCTTTCATGACACCACAGGTAGCTGACTGGGGTAAGAGTACTATTGAGTTTGCTAATGGTATGCCTATCAACTCAGACAAGGAAGCTGAGTGGCTAGCTATCCATGGTGCCAACACATTCGGGGAGGATAAGATCAGTCTCGATGAGCGTATCAAGTGGGCATACGCTAATGAAGAGAACGTAGTGAGAACAGCCGAAGACCCATTGGGTTACCTGTGGTGGACTGAGGCAGACAAACCATTTCAATTCCTAGCTTGGGTATTTGAATGGTACAACTGGTTGGTCAAGGGTAAGGGATTTGAAACTCATCTACCTTGTGCAGCCGATGGTAGCTGTAATGGACTACAGCATTTGTCAGCAATCCTAAGGGATGAGCGTGGTGGTAGTGCGGTTAACCTCACACCTTCACCCCTACCCAAGGACATTTACTCTGACGTAGCAGACGAGGCTAAGCGATCTATCATGGTAGAAGCTAATGCCGGGAACCTCATGGCTAAGCAGTGCTTGCAGTTTGGTATTGATCGTAAGCTAACTAAGCGTAGCGTAATGATCGTGCCTTACAGTGGAACACAGCATGCCTGTCGTGCCTATATTGAGGAGGCTATCGAAGAGAAGGTGGCGAAGGGAACACCGTCACCGTGGGGTAATGATTACTTCACACCCTCACTGTACTTGTCATCCCATATCTGGGCAGCGATTGGTACAGTGATCGTGGCAGCACGAGAGGTAATGGATTACGTCAAGGACATAGGTCGTGCCTATGCTAAGCAGAACTTACCGATGGAATGGGTGACACCAACCAACCTGTTAGTTCGCCAAGCATACAACAACCTAGAGCTAAGGAAGATCAAGAGTCACATCGATGGCTCGATCATTAAGCTGAACTATCAGAAGCAGATAGAAGATAGTGTTAACAAATCGAAGACAGCATCAGGTGCATCACCAAACTTTATCCACTCACTGGATGCAAGCGCACTGACCAAGACGGTCAACACCTGTCTCGAAAAAGGTATCACTGACTTCGCCATGATTCATGATAGCTATGGTACCCACAGTCCTAACATGTGGAGGTTAGGTGAGGTACTACGGGATGAGTTCGTGACCATGTATGAGGAGAACGATGTGCTCCAACAGTTACATGACCACGCTGCTCAGAGGCTAGGGACTAGTGACCTGCCTGATGTACCCGGCAAACGAGGACTGGACTTAGGGAAAGTACGGGAGTCTGATTACTTCTTTTCCTAAAGTTCACCTATCGCCCCCAGTGTAACAACTACACTGAGGGATGGAGATAACCTTAAAATTTCTTGGAGAATATATGGCTAATAAAGCTAAGGTAATGAAGGGTAAAGCTATGTGGGCTAAGGTGTTTGAGCCTGACACAAAGTTCGACCCGAATGGTATCTACTCTATCAACGTGTTGGTACCAGAGACAGAGGCAGTAGAACTGTGTGAGTATCTCGATGGTGTAGTCAAGGAACGACTACAAGAAGAGGTCAAAGCTAATCCGCAGAAAGCGAAGAGCTTGTCCACACGACAGGTGTATGAGACTGCCTACGATCAGAACGGTAATGAGACTGGTGAGATTGAGTTTAAGTTTAAGCTCAAGGCTAAGGTTCAGACACGTACTGGTCAGGAGTATGAGCAGAAGCCAATCGTTGTAGATGCCAAGCGCACTCCGATGGATGGTGATGTAGCTATTGGTAATGGTTCAATCGTTAACGTAGCCTTCGAACCTATTCCTTATGTAATGGCTAGCACCAAACAAGTAGGTGTGTCGCTTCGCATGAAGGGTGTGCAGGTAGTAGACTTGGTTGAGTACGGTAACTCAGGCAACTCCATGTTCGATGAAGAAGATGGGTATGTATCCGAGGCAGTAGCTAAGGATGATCGCAATGAGTTTACCGAGGACTTCGCCGATGTCGAAGTTGAAGGGGACTTTTGAGCAACGTGTCATCAACAAGTTAGAGAAGCGTGGGGTATCGTACCAGTACGAACCTCACAATCTCCCTTACACAGTAGAGAGGAAGTACATTCCAGACCTACTGGTTGGTGACACATACATCGAGCTTAAAGGTTTCTTTAGGCAGGATGCACAACGGAAGATGAAAGCAGTTAAGGCACAACACCCAGACCTAGACATCAGGTTCCTATTTCAAAACGCAGCAAGCCCAGTTCATGGGGCAAAGAAAAGGAAAGACGGAAGCAAGATGACATGTGCTGAGTGGGCTGACCGATATGATTTCATTTGGGCAGAAGGTGAAGAGATACCGGAGGAATGGTTATGACAGAGTGTGAACAGTTCATGCGTTACGTAGCTGATAAGATACTAGAGGATGAGGTTCATTGGACAGATGAACAAGTCATGTGTCTATCCGATATGTTTCAACGCATGTCCGATTACTTAAACATTGAGGCAGAAGATTTAGATGAGTGAAGATAGTGAGTTAGTCCGTAAGGAAAGCTGTCCCCACTGTGGGAGTAGTGATGCCAACGCATTGTACACTGACGGACACCACTATTGTTTCTCATGTAACACCCATACACCATCGGAGGAAATGATGAGCGTACCAGTAGAGCAACTATCAACGATTGATTTCGTACCAGTTAGAGGTGAAGTTAAGGCACTACCTAAACGCAAGCTTTCCTTCGAGACGTGTAAGCTATGGGACTATCAAGTCGGTACGTACAAGGGTAACCCTGTACAGATTGCCAACTACCGCAACAGCTCAGGTCAGATCGTAGGTCAGAAGCTACGCTTTCCTAACAAGGACTTCATGTTCTTAGGAGAAGCAAAGGCAGCAGGACTATATGGTCAGCACCTATGGCGTGACGGTGGTAAGATGGTCACTGTTGTTGAGGGTGAGATCGATGCACTCTCTATGTCACAGGCACTACAGAATAAGTGGGCTGTGGTATCAGTAGGTCAGGGTGCAGCAGGAGCTAAGCGAGCAGTCAGTCGTGAGATTGAATGGCTTGAGAAGTTCGATAGTGTTGTGTTCATGTTCGACCAAGATGAGGTGGGACAGAAGGCAGCAAAGGAATGTGCTGAGCTACTGACACCGGGCAAAGCTAAGGTTGCTAAGCTACCACTCAAAGATGCTAACGACATGTTAGTATCAGGTAAGGTTAGTGAACTGATCGATGCCATGTGGGGTGCCAAGGTTCAACGACCTGATGGTATCATCGCAGGTTCAGAACTCTGGGAGATCGTATCAACAGAGGATAATGTAGAGTCAGTACCTTACCCTTACAATGGTCTCAACGAGAAGACGATGGGACTACGTAGAGGTGAGATTGTAACTGTCACTGCGGGTTCAGGTATAGGTAAGTCACAGATTGTACGTGAGTTTGCATACTACCTGATGAAGCAGGGCGAGACTGTAGGGTACATTGCATTAGAAGAGAACGTGAAGCGTACAGCGTTAGGCTTGATGTCAATTGAATGCAACCAACCACTACACTTAGGTAAGCACACGCTTACCAAGGAGGAATTACGAGATGTTTATGACAGGACTTTGGGGTCTGATCATGTATATTTGTATGACCATTGGGGTTCTACAGATAGCGACAATCTTCTGGCGAAGATCAGATACTTGGTGCGTGGTTGTGGGGCTTCTTTCATTGTGCTTGACCACCTCAGCATTGTCGTTAGCGGCATGGGCGATGGGGATGAACGCCGTCTTATCGATAACACAATGACCAAACTCCGTACACTAACGGAGGAACTACAGTGTGGTATGATATTAGTATCACACCTTAAACGTCCCGAAGGTAAGGGTCACGAGGAGGGAGCACAGACTTCACTAGCACAGCTACGTGGCTCTGCTGCTATCGCCCAACTCAGTGACATGGTGCTCGGCTTAGAGCGCAACCAACAGGACAAGGACAACCACAACCTAACTACCTGCCGTGTGTTGAAGAACAGATGGACGGGCGAGACCGGGGTGGCATGTCACCTGACCTACTCACCAGAGACAGGACGGATGACAGAGACCTTGATCGAAGAACAACAAGACGAATGGCAGGAGGATTTCTAAATGTTCGGTGATGAGTTTGACCCAGAGTTACCAGTAGAAGGTATTCGTAAGATGTACATTAACTACTTGTTCTCACTCTACTTAATTGAGCTAGAGGATGGGATTGATATGGGTAGCTACCCAAGCTTCAACGAGTTTCAACAGATCGTTGAGGAGGAACAAGCAAGTTTTCATTAAGCTACTACGGAGATAGAGCATGCGTTATATAATCGATATTGAAACAGATAACTTATACGATGACGTGACTAAGATTCACTGTGTTGTACTACGTAATGTAGATACAGATGAGGTGACTAGTTATGTCGGAGACTATGATGGTTTGTTCTTTACCTTAGGTGAAGCCAAGCTACTCATTGGACACAACATCGTAGCCTATGACTTACCAGTACTAAAGAAACTGTTAGGCTTAGACTACAAAGGTGAAGTGTTCGATACCCTAGTGGTATCACGTACAATCTACCCTGACCTTATGACACGAGATGCTTCGTCAAGACGACTGGCTTCTAAGTTATGGGGCAGTCACTCGCTCAAGGCATGGGGCTATCGCCTCGGTGAACTCAAGGGTGATTACAATACAGGTGCAGATGTATGGGCAGAGTTCAATCAGGAGATGTTGGACTACTGTATCCAAGACACTCAGGTAACAGCACGTTTGTTTAAGTTACTTGAGGGTAAGAACTTCTCACCTGATGCGTTGAACTTAGAGCACAACATTGCACGTCACATGTTTGATCAAGAGCAACGTGGTTTTACTTTCAATGTTGAGGAAGCAACCAAGCTCTTCGGCACACTCGCTGCACGTAAGCAGGAGATTGAGGATACACTTCAAGAAACATTCGAGCCTACTATCGTAGAGCTTAAGACCAAGACGAAGACTATCCCATTCAATCCTGCATCACGACAGCAGATTGCTGATCGCTTAATGAAACGAGGATGGAAGCCAAAGGACTTCACCGATAGTGGTGAACCTAAGGTGGACGAGACAATCCTAAACGGTATCGATATGCCGGAGGCTAAGCTTCTGACTGAGTACCTAATGTTAAACAAACGCTTGGGTCAGCTAGCCACTGGCAAACAAGCATGGCTGAAACTTCAGAAGGATGGAAAGTTACATGGTCGTGTCAACCACATGGGCGCAGTTACGTCACGCTGCACACACTCAAACCCTAACATGGCTCAGGTACCTAGTGTGTCTGCCCCATTTGGTTCTGAGTGTCGTAGTCTCTTTACTGTTCCTGATGGTTTTCGTCTTCTCGGGGCTGATGCTTCTGGCTTGGAGCTTCGTTGCCTTGCCCATTATATGGCTCGGTACGATGACGGGGCATACGGTAAAGAGGTACTAGAGGGTGACATACACACAGCTAATCAGCAAGCTGCCGGGTTACCTACTAGAAACAATGCGAAGACTTTCATCTACGGTTTTCTGTACGGTGCAGGTGACGCTAAGATTGGTAGCATCATTGGCAAGGGTGCTGCTGAAGGGAAGAAGATCAAGACAAAGTTCCTCAAGAAAACTCCCGCCCTTAAAAGGTTACGGGATGCCGTTGGTAAAGCAGCGGAGAGGGGATGGATTAAAGGACTAGATGGTAGACAGATACCTGTGCGACATGCACACGCAGCGTTGAACACACTACTCCAATCCGCAGGTGCTATCGTTTGTAAGCGTTGGTACCTAACAATCACAGAGATGTTAGAGCATGAAGGTTACACTGAGGAAGATGTTTCCATAGTGGCATTCATTCATGACGAGGTACAAATGCAAGTTCGTAAGGGGCTTGAGGAGAAAGTAGGTGAAATCACAAAACGTGCGATGCAGTTCACAGAACAGTATTACCAGTTTAGATGCCCCCTCGATGCAGAGTTCAGTGTTGGAACAAACTGGAAAGAAACGCACTGATCCTAATCGCATTGGTGACATGGCAGAATACTACGCAGTCACTTGGTTATGGGACAACGGTTACAATGTATTCAAGAATGCAGGGTGTACTGGTGAAGTAGATTTAATAGCAATGAAAGATGGAGAAATTATTTTGATTGATGTGAAGACACAACGAAGTGGAGTCAAGGCTTCATCAAGACGTTCAAAGTTACAGAAGGACTTAGGGGTACAGTTGTTAGACTTCAATGCTGACACACGTACACTACGCTTCAAGGCACACAAAGATGTCTCTTGAAACTTTCTTTCTAATTGTATGCACCTTCTCGTTCTTAGTTGTGAGTGTAGCACTCGCAGGTAAGTTCGTAGTCGAAGCATACCTTGAGTACATACAGGTGAAGACAGGCATCTATGTTATGCAACAGATGCTCGAAGAAGAGGAGCAAGTGGAGGACGATTTTTGAAACTACTAATTGATGGAGACATCATCGCTTATCGTGCTGCTGCCGCAGCCGAGACACCAATCAACTGGGGCGATGGACTATGGACTCTACACGCACACGAGGATGATGTGATGCGTAAGGTAGATGAGGGCATGCAGCGTTTAATAGACGGAGCCTCAGCTACTATGGAGTTAGAGAAGGTAGCTGTTGCTATCTCTCACACTAACAACTTCCGTAAAGAGATTGCTGATTACTACAAAGCTAATCGTAAAGACACACGCAAACCAATGCTATTAAAGTTTGCTAAAGATTACATGTACGATGAGTATGATGGTATAATGCACGATAACCTAGAGGCAGATGATGTACTAGGTTTGTACGCAACAGGTAAAGAGGAGTGGGGTATCTGGTCTTTAGACAAAGACTTACTATCGATACCCGGGTATCACTACTTTGATGAAGCAGGTATGTGGACTGAGATTGATGATGAGACCGCAGACCGTTGGTTCTACAAGCAAGCGTTGACAGGTGACATGGTAGATAACTACCCCGGCTGTCCACGTGTAGGTGATAAGACTGCTGATAAAATCCTAGATGGTTCTGGTAAACCATGGGACTTGGTTGTGGCTGCATATTATAAGGCAGGACTATCAGAGGAAGTGGCACTGGAACAGGCTCGTCTCGCACGGATATTGCGGAACGGTGAATATGATTACACTACAGGAGAAGTTACACTATGGAATCCCCCGAGTTAACATACGAAGAGCAGATGAATGCTGAGCGTTTCTTGTATGACAATGTGGAAAACCCACATCACTACAATGCAGGAAGCATAGAGACCATTGACTATATCGTTGATGTTCTCGGTGAGTACGATGCCATCCACTACTGCCATGGTAATTTAATTAAATACACAGGCTCACGTCTGTGGAACAAAAGCAATCCAATCGAAGATGCTAAGAAAGCACGATGGTACTTAGACAAGATGATTGAGCTTATGGAAAAAACTAAAGGACATAACTGGTAATGCAAGCACTAGAAGAAAAGATTATTGATTGGGGTACAGAGAAAGGTATCTTACCTAACCCTGACCCTGTTGCTCAATTTGGTAAGACCATCGAAGAGGTGGAAGAGTTAGCAATAGCTATTGATGCTGACGATGAGGCAGGTGTTAAGGATGCTATAGGTGACATCGTTGTTACCTTGATCATGCAGACACAGGCATGGGGATTTAACTTAGAGGAATGTATTCAAGCTGCCTACGATGAGATCGCAGGTCGTACAGGTACAATGGTAGACGGAGTATTCGTTAAGGATGAGTAAGTATGAATACCTTGGGATTACTATTGATGAAGAAAGAAACAACAATCTAACTGAGCAAGCTTATGCGCTTCTTAAAGACTATTATTGCCGAGATGGAGAATGCCCTCAGCAAGCTTATGCTAGAGCTGCGGTAGCTTACAGTGATGGAGACGTAGAGTTTGCTCAACGTATCTATGACTACGCCAGTCATAACTGGTTTATGTTTGCTAGTCCTGTACTCAGCAACGCACCACTACCTGATGAGAAGCCAAAGGGATTACCTATCTCATGCTTCCTCACTTACGTAGGGGATTCACTTGAAAGTTTAATTGGACATAACTCGGAGGTTGCATGGCTGTCGGTCAAAGGCGGAGGTGTTGGTGGTCATTGGTCGGACGTTCGGGGAGTAACCGAGAAGAGTCCGGGAGTGATACCATTTCTCAAAGTAGTCGATGGTCAGATGACAGCATACAAGCAGGGCAAGACGAGGAAGGGTTCTTACGCAGCATACGTAGACGTAAGCCATCCGGACATCGTTGAGTTCACTAACTTCAAAGTACCAACAGGAGGTGACGCTAACCGTAAATGCTTTAACCTCTTCAACGCTGTCAACATTTCAGACGAGTTCATGCAAGCAGTAGAGAACGGTGAAGACTGGGATTTGATTGACCCACATACTAAGGAGGTGGCTACAACAGTAGACGCTCGTGATTTGTGGCAGCGTTTGTTAGAGGCACGTTTCCGTACAGGTAGTCCATACCTTAACTTCATTGACACTGCTCGTGCTGCAATGCCTGAGTCTCAGAAGAAGATGGGGTTACAGATTCATGGTTCTAATCTGTGCAATGAGATACACCTAGCTACTGATGAAAACCGTACAGCAGTGTGCTGCTTATCGTCAGTTAACTTAGAGATGTATGATGAGTGGCGTGGCACTACGATGATACAAGACTTGGTACGCTTACTAGATAACGTACTACAGTTCTTCATCGACCACGCACCTAACGAACTAGAGAAAGCTAAGTACTCCGCAGAGAGGGAGCGAGCTATTGGACTAGGTGCTATGGGTTTCCATGGTTACCTACAAAGTCAGGGCATCCCATGGGAAAGCTTACACGCCAAGTTTGTTAACACAGGAATGTTCACGGAGATTAAGAATGAAGCTGTTAAAGCAAGTGAGGAGTTGGCTCAAAGATTTGGGGAAGCCCCAGA